CTATACCATTGTTAGCACCGATAGTAATATCCATAGTAGCGTCGCCATCAAATACAATATCCGATGAGAAAGCGCCTGGAGTAGTACAAACTGAAACCTTTAATGAATTTCCAAGAGCTCCGGGATATTTTGCAATAAACAACACTGAAGAATCAAAATTGTCTTCAATACCTGTATCGTAATGATCATCATTTTTTACGATATGGTTTGAAAGCAAAGATGTAGATGAAAGAGCTGCGTTATTTGCTACAGCATTAAATGAAAAATCTGGATCATGAACTTCGAGGTCAACAGGTCCTGTAGGTCCGGTATATGTACCTCCCACAAGAGTAATACGAGTAGATCCCTCTCTAGTTAAAATCAAATCACCGGTACCTTGTGTGGTGAAAGGTACAGCAGGACCGCCTGGAGTAGCTGCAAGTTGGAAACTATCTAATGTAGTGCTTACATTTACAAGATAGTAAACATCAGTATTTGAAAGTCCTGATGGCAAACCGCCCGTGGGACTAGTAGCGATTGTAACTTCTTCGCCTTCGTAGATTGTCAAACCTGTCGAAAGACCTTCAAAAATATTACCACTTGTGTTAGCGATAACAGTAAGGGCGCCGGCAGAAAACGTATTGGTAGTAGTATCAACTGTGATTGTTTGACCTTCAGCAAAACCAGCAACAGTTTGGGCAATAATATCACCATCTGAAGCGCCAGTGGAAACATTACCGGGAACTGCGATATAGCTAGCTCCGTTAATAGCATATGCTCCAGTATTTGCGTTCAATACAGTCGTATAACCAGCAATTCTTACATTATCTCCTGTCGAGTTATGAGCTCTAGAAACATGCAACCGATTTGAGTATGCTAGAAAATTGGCCGCAGTGAACCAAGTCTCAGCATTATCTGAATCTGGCTTGCCATATTCATTGGCAAGTTCGGCTTCAGTAATTACTAATGAAGGCTTATCTACCGGACCCCACTTAAATACACCGCCAATAGCAGCGTCAGTAGTGGCAACGGCAGGGATTACAGTGGTCAGATCGATCTCTGTAACATTAACGCCTGGGCTTAATTGAAAAGGCATATTTTTGTTCTCCCTAAATTATTTTAATTATGTAAGATCGTACTTTTATTTATAATAACCGATATTTCAAAGTAACCAACTATAGTCATTACCCCTAGCGGTGACCGGTTTAGGGTCCTCGAATTCGTTCTGACCGTCATCTATCATTCCAAATGGTACCAATTCACTGAACACTTTTTCCTCATTCATTTCTTTGAGGTTGATAACCGTATTTATATCGGTGAGTTCTTTGAAAAATCTCTGATTAGAAAGCCAACCGAAGAGTACCAAACACATCATCAAATCGTCATGATTACCTGGTTCTGCTTCGTATGATGTTCCCTTCTGACTAAAAGTCGACATCTCTCTAATAGTTTCGAAATCATTAATGATCAATTGATTCTGTTCAACCAACAGTTTGATCATAGAACAACCAATTGACTTGACAGACTTTGTAGTACGTATACCTTTATCTGCCTTACCATTAAATCCTGCTACACCAGATAATAGGCGCTTACCTTCTCGCCCGTTATTTTCAGTAAGCAACATATTTTCATATTCATATTCTTCAAAAATGATACCAGCTACTTGTTCTCCTATATCATTGACTTCAACGAGTATATTAGCATCGTTAAAATACTTTGCGGCAGCGTGTACAGCGGCAGCATAATCGACTGGTGTGATCATATTATTACGATATGCACCAACCTGTACGTATGGCATCTGTGAGATGTCGATGACTTGGAAAGCTGAGTAGTCTAAACCTTTGCCTCTGCTCACATCGACTACTATTACATAGTTGCCTTCTGTCTTTGGTTCTTCGTATACTACAATGCCGCCTACTTCTTTTACGGCCTCTTTATATACAAGTTGCTTGAGCTTCCAACCAGCAATCAATGTGCCTGACGAGCCGAGGAATTCGCATTCCATTTCCTGAGCAAACTTCTCAGTATCAAAATCCATTGCTGCGAGTGTTTCATCGTACCATTTTTGATCACGACCTGGTACATCAGTCCACATGACTTGAACAAACTCATAACCGTTTTTACCCGCCTTCGCTCCTTCGCACGTCTTATAGAAGTGATTTAGACCGTTCGGTGTCGATGTGAGTAGAATTTTGGTTGACGTACCAGAAGAAATTGTAGGAAAGACCGAAGCAAAAAATTCGTCCCAGTTTTCTACGAAAGCTGTCTCGTCGATATACAGAAAAGATACTGATTTACCTCGTATTGCGGATGATGAAGTGGCTGCTGCAATGATCTTTGATCCGTTTTCAAATTCTACGGATCCTTTGTTCCATTCGATGACACCTTGTTGCAACCACTTAGGAAGAGCTTCATAAGCCGTCTTGATACGATCCAATATTTCTCTTGCAGCGTCTCCTTTATTTGCGAGAAGAGCGACAAGCTTATGATCGTTAAAAAGAATGTAATGAAGTATAAGACAGACAGCAGTCGTTGTCTTACCCGCTTGGCGGCTTGTAACCACACATACTCGTCGGTTATTTGTGGTTTTTTCGATGATTTCTTTTTGATAGTCATAGCATGTAATCGGTATGAGTCCGTGGTCAACGTGTACGATCTGTATATACTTCTCAGCAAAATATATTGGATCTTTAGCACACTTCACGAATTCTTGGACCATCTCTTCGGTCCACTCGATCGTTACGCCTTTTCTTTTAAGATTGACATTACCGAGATACGAACGGTAGTCAATAATATCCTGAATATCAGTCGCCATCTTTATTCATCAACTTTAGAAGCTCACTTGTTGAGCCCACAAAAAGATTGTTGTTGACTGTTTCCTTCTTGTCTTCTGGTTTCTCCCCGGTGAGCTTTTGTTTTTTCTCATGCATGCCTAATAGATCATTGTTCATATCGCCCATCGTCTTAATCATCGTAGCGAGTACTTCGTATGCTCGTGGATGTTGTGATTGATCTGCTACAGCAAGTAATTCGTCGATAGCGCTATGTCCTTTCTCAATCAGATCATAGAAATTTTGTCGGACATATTTGGTATCGTTCTCTACTTCTTTATCAGTTTCATGTAGAGATGGACGATATGTAGTAGGTAATGGCTTATCATCATCGATTTCAATAATCGTTGTTGATTTGACATCTAAAATGTCATCGAGTTGTGCATTATCTTTCATGTCTTTATCCTTCACTGATCCGGCCATGGATCATCTATAGTAACAGCAAGTCCGAAGTCTGAGTTAGCTGCAATTTGATCGGCATCAAGTGATACAAGATCAGGAGCCGAAATAGTCACTGTAGGTGTGCTCGTATAACCTGTGCCGCCGCTAGTAATAAGTATTTCAGATACAGAATCTGAATTATCAATAACAGCTGTTGCTGTTGCGTTTGCTCCGCCTCCGCCCGAAATAGTAACAGTTGCTGCGCTATATCCGACACCATCATTAGTAAGAGATATAGCAGTCACAGCGCCATCTGTAATTGTTGCGACAGCTGTTGCTTGTTCACTATTTAAACTAGTATATATTGTCGGTGTATTATTAGCTAATAATCCCGGTTGATTTACGATTCTAGCTGCAACATCAAGATCAGGATCTAATCCATCTGGCGCGAGAGTAATATCATCGTATAATGTAGCATCGAAAATTTGTGTATTAGCTAGATTGATTATCTCTTGCTTATAAACAGGTCCGAAGAACACACCTTTCATTGTAAAATCTAACTGCCATATCAGTGCTCTTCTCTCTTCGAATGAGCCTTCATATACATCGTCTTGATTGACTGCAGTTAAAACTAATGGGATATCGAGTTTAATATCGATAGGTGCATCGTCGACGAGTTGAATAGTCGATGTCCACTCAGGTGTAAAGAATGGTAAAATCTGTTCGATGATTCGTGTGCCGTCTGTTGTATTCTTTACGAAAATAGAAAGTGAAAAATTAATGTCATACGGGACCGGATTGTAGACATGTTTCTTTTTAGTATTGTCATCGGTAACAGTAGTAACGAAGCTATTACGTGTAGGCAGTTTTCTTTCTGGAGCATAATTGAATCCTGTAATCTCGAATCCCATTCTCGGCAAAACGATAGAGAATGGATTTTCTTGTGGATCTCTGTTACTATCGATACCATCAATACGAGCCAAGAATTTTTCTCTTGGTCCATACGAAAGTGGTACCTTTAGTGACTGCTTAACATTACCTGAATTATCAGGGCGATTGATCCAAATATCATTAAAGAGTGTGCCAAAAAGTATGACATACTTCCTCAATGTATCGTGGTAAAAAGTTCTTCCAAACATTAGTATCGCCCGTCGTCGCTAAATGGATCTGCTTCTGAGAAGTCAATAAATCCATCAGCCAAAGTTTCGAATGTGCCGCCATCATTAAACACGTCATCTGGTT